TTGCTCTGCTTGTTGCTGTTGGGCAATGCGTTGCTGTTCATTCCTCACTACTGCTAACTGCTTCTCACGCTGACTCTGTTCAGCTACCGCTACCGCATAACCGATAGGGTCTGTATCCTTTAAAACTTCTAAGTCCACACCCCGATTTTGCTGCGTAAGGAAGCTATCCAACGCTTGCAACTTCTGGGCGTATGCCTGTCGCTCTTGTTTCACATACTCTAAATGACTACGTTCAGCTTCAATTGCTTTACGTTGTTCAGCTAGAGCCTGAGACTTTTTAGTGTAGTCCGTACCTTGTTGATAGCCCTTGATAAGTTCGTCTAGTTCTACTTCGACTTCCTCACCAGATGCCTTGACTTTATATCTTGGCTTTGGCTCGTCAGATTCCTCTGCGTACTCAACTTCATCAGTCTCTTGTTGGTACTCTGGTTGACCTTCGGCTTGGCCTTGTTCGGCTTCCTCAGAATCACCCATCATGCCTTCAAACGCTGAAGCAGCTTGGTTTACATCTAGGCTTTCACTCCCTTGAGGGTTGGTGTTTTCCATTTGTCATCTCAATAATCGCCAGAAACCTTCTGGACGGAGGGTAGGGTAAACCCTACAGAATCTTCCACTTCTTCTCTCTAATCACAGTTTCCGAGGCTAAACCTTCTAGGTGTCCTGTAATTAGTTCAATAGACTTAATGTGCCGATAAGCGTCTTCACGCCTATCACATTCTTCTGCACTTGTGTTAATTATTACACTAATCTGTTCGTTTTTCAAGTTATTTAATACTTCTTTGAAAAAGTCATCATTTAGTAAGTTTTTAGCCCATTGAGCCAAGATTGCTTTGTCGTTCATAAAAGAGATTTAATTTGTTTCTTTGTAAGTTTTCCAGAGTTAAGCAAACCAAGGAACTCCTCACCATACTTATTTACTGCATCTTTTTTAATCACATACTCACCAGACTGCAACGAGGCATATCCATCGTCTTGACCCATAGGGTTTGCACCCATCAATCTATTCATGGTAACTAAACCACCTTTAGCAAAACCAATTCCATCTGGGCCAATTCCTGATACTCCATCACCATCTGCTGCGGCTGCGGCTGCTGCCCCTGCTGCTGCTGCTGCGGCTGCTGAAGCACCACCAATTGAGGCATCTGCGGCTGCTTGACCTGCGGCTGCGGCTGCGGCTGGAGAAGCACCTGATGCCGTAGCGGTTGCTGCGGCTGTGGCGGCTGCGGTAGCGGCTGCTACGCCAGTACCAGTAGCACCAGCAGTTGCCGTTGCGCCAGTTGTTGCTGTGCTATCTGCGTCTGCTTGAGATATGGCAGCATTGGCGGCTGCGGTAGCGGCTGCATTTGCTGCATTTGTTATCGATGCAACCATTCCAAGTGGTAAGCCAGTAACCATTCCAAGAACTGAAGCCATAGCAGTATTTACTGTATTTGCTACTGCTTGACCAGTATCGCTAATAGAAAAGCCAGCACTTCCAGTAGTACCACCGCTAGTGCTACCACCATCGCCACCACCATCGCCACCGCTATCACCACCAGTAAGACCAGTATCTGTAACTGTATTGCCTTCAGCCTTTGTTGTGTATTTAGTAATATCAAAAGGCTCAGGAAGTATTCTAGGTTGAGCCTGTAACAACGAACCATAAGCAATTCTTGGCTGGTCAGGCACTAATGTACCCATTGAGTCTAGCAATGACCTTGTAGGCGCAAACTGTGTCTGTGGACGATACTGGCATTCTTGTCTCACTTAGAAATCATGCTTAACACGTTGTTTAAGGATGGTGTGGCAGCAGGTGTAGCAGTTGGAAATAAACTTGCTATCTGTGGACGAGATGTAATGTAAGCAATGTCAGCAGCAGATGCGCCATAATTACGCAAATCAGCAGTAGTCAAGCCTCTAAGCATATTAGCAACATCGCCATAGTTACCAGATGTTTCAGCCAATTTCCATGCGTCCATCAGTCCAGTAGGCATAGTATTAACAGGAGGTGGTCTATATGTTGGGTCTATGTTTGAACCTTGAATCATGTTAACAATGCTTTGAGTTGTTGGGCGACCCTTAACCATCTCACCAGCTAAACGCTTAGATTCTGCAAATGATGGAAACAACTCACGCATTTGACCAGCAGTTACATTTTGTTGAGCAATAGTTGCTGGGTTTAATGCTACAGTTGCTGTTGGTGTCAATGTTGTTGGAGTTACAGTAGTTTTAGGAATTACTGTTGTAGGAATAACTGTTGTAGGTGTTACTGTTGTAGGCGTTGTTGTAATTGCCCCAATTCCAGTAGGAGTTACATACTGATTAAAAATATCAGTAATTGCAGTATTGTTAGCACCTAAAACATTACCAGTTTTGGCAGAATTATATCGTCCTGCCACACCTTCATAACTAACGCCAGTAGCACGAGCAACGTCATTAGGACTAATCCCTAATCTGTCCATCTCTGTGGCTAATTGAATATCATTTAACCCACGATTGTTATTAACAAAATCAAAGATGTTTTGGTCAATCTGAGCCTGAGTCATGTTGTTGTTTAGACCCCAAGTCAGGCCTACAGACGCAGGAATATTTGCAGGTGCAATATATCTACCAGCACCTTCATCAGCTACGTTATAACGAGTCTGAACACCAGCAGAGGGAACACCAGTTGCAGCAGCCACATCAGCAGCACTTACTCCAAGCCTGTCCATCTCTGCTCGTAGTTGAACATCGTTTGAACCACGATTTTCATTTACATAATCAAAGATGTTTTGATAGTATTGCTCTTGGCTTATGCCGTTAGCTAATGCCCAATCTAATGCTGCTGATGCCATAATTAACCCCTAATCTCTACGTTAGATGTAATGCCAGCACCAATCTTCATTGCTTTCAATTGGGCTTCTGCTTCAAACTCTTGTTGCTTCATCGCAAAGTAAGCCTGTTGTTTTTCACGCTCTAGTTGCAACTTAGCAATTTCCTTCTCACGCATTAACTGCATTTCAAGAGCAGCCTTCTGTTGCGCCATCTCTGTATCAATCTGCATCTGTTGTTGTTTCAACTGAATGTCAGCTTGTGCTTTGGCTTGGTTAGCTTGTATCTCAGCTTGTGTTCGAGCCATGATTGCTTGAACTTCTGGAGGCATCTGTTGCTGTTGTGGAGGAGGATTACTTAACGCTTGGTCTTGCTCTGGCGTAATCGCTTTGTAGAACTCAGCACTATCTTTAAAGCCAGCAATCTCAACCATGCGTCCTAATGTGCCACGATACTGAGCAGGTGAAACGTAAGGATTAGCCACGCCAAACTGACCAATCAACTGCTCTTGTTTAGCAAGAACCATAGACAACATAGCCATCTGCTCTTGGCGGTTTCCAGCACCCAGACCTACGTTGATAGACACATCATATTGGTTAGCCCATGTTCTAGGGTCAAACTCTACGAACTCACCACGCATACGCACCAAACGAGCCTTGTCTTGGTACTTACATAACAAATGTAGTATGCCCTTGAACAAAGACTTAACGCCTGTCTCAGCAAAGATACGAGCCATTAACTCAATCTTACCTGCGCCAGCTTGTTGCATTGAAGCTACTGCTGCTGCCGTAACATTCTGTAAAACAGAGGGGTCTAGCCCTTGTGAGGCATCAGACACGCCTGTACGCTTAGACTGGATTGTGTCCAAGTATTGAAGCATTGGAAAAGCCTGAGAAGCCACGTTCTGAACAACTAACTGTTGGACAGCATTAGGAGACTTGGCACGAATAACTCCACCCGCTGTAGATGTAAGCAAATCTTCTAAATTTACTTGTCCTTCTACGGCAACTACTCTGGCGTTGTTGGTGAGATAAAGGTTATCCAACATCTGACGAGTGATAGTGGTCTTGATTAACTGTAAGTCAACTGTTCTGTCTGCCAACGAGTTCCCAAAAAATTTATGCGGAATTGGGATAGGACAGATTGAGTGGAAAGGAACGTAGTCCACTTCCTCAACCATCTCCTTACCCTTGGCATCCTCAAGAATCTCGTTAGAAGCGTAGAACACTTGAACCAATGTCGCAATGCCTTTGCCATCTATATCAGTTTTGACATAACACTCAAAGACTTCAATCTCTTGCATCGCAGGGTCATCTGTCTGCGTTTGGTAAATCGTTACTTTGCCTGATTTTTTCTTTTGTTGCACCACAACATTGTGTGTAGCACCCATCACAGGCATACCCATCGGGTCAATAACTGGCTGACCCATTGGGTCAAATATTGGAAACTCTGTCGTATCTTGCTCGACAATCTCCATAGTCTCATCACTCATCAGCATTGCTAACTCATCGTTAGTCAAGTCAAAGTAACGCTCTTTGGTTATGTCTTCTTTGTCTTCCCAATACGCTTTTAGGATGCCGTTCTTTTGAAGCAGAGCATCCTTGAACCAATCATGCAGAATGGCTACGCCTTCGTTGTCTCGTGAAAATACCCAATTGCAGTAATCAGTGGCCTGTTTAGCGGAGGCTTCATCCCTTGGGCCTTGTGGCTCAAAGACTACGATATTGTCTGAGCCTGTAAAGATACGAACTAAGCTAGGCAGCGCACCATCTATCGCCTCTGCCACTTCTCCTGTAACGATTTGAGACTTACCCTCAACTTCATTACCATATGGCTGTCGTAGATAAGCCTCCAAAGCCTGTTTGCGTTGTTCAACAGTTTCGCTTTCAATAAATCCAATTGCATCGTCAATCTCTGCTTGGATTATCGACATTAACTCGTTCTGTGCCATGCTTGTCCTTTGGAGGGC